CGCCCAATTGTCCGTTGCCGATGGGTAAACTATACTCCATCCAGGGGTTAGAACCCTCATTGGCAGGCGAGGGATACCAAAGGGTGAGCGGATGCTTTGGGGCAAAAGTCGATACACCAGCCAAAGGATATTCTCCCATGGCGCGCACCACATTGTGATAGCCCGTATAACGGTCGGGCATTGACACCTTTGTTTCACCAGATTTGAGGACAAAACGATTGCCAGCATCGCCAAAATCCCACATCCCCAGCACACGACCAGCACCGCTACCGCCGAAGAGGTTCATAACGTTTTTGCCACTCTGCCCCAAATTAGCCAGTTCATAGCTTCTGCCTTGTGTCTTGAGCGCAAAATTGACGGCCTTTTTCGCATCGGTGGTGGCTGCAAAGTATTGTCCATCACGACCATCGGGGGCTTTGCCTTGCTGCAACGTCACATAATGTCCGAGAGCAGAGCGCAGTACGCATTTCTCCTTTGTGCCGATAAACTGGAATTTCTGAGCATCTGTGGGCAATGCCACTTGAGATTTCAGTAGGTTGCCATTGCCTTCGTCTGTGAGATACACATTTCCGCGCGTAAACTCTATGCGGAAAAAGACAGGTTTTTCGGGCGTTGAAAACTGAGGAACGAGTTGTGCGAGTGCATTTGCTGTCAGCATGCAGCAAAGGAGAAACAATACGTAGAATCTTTTCATTGAGGTAAAAGGGAGGTTGGTGGTGAACGGTTGCAAAATCTGTCGAGAGTGGGCGTTAGGCTGTTGTGGGCGGCCTTGCGCAGCGAGAATGTGTCTTGGAAGGTTATACAGCACGAATATGTTGCATAAATTCACGTTGCCAACAAAAAACTTTGTTGAGGGGTGAACACCTAGCTTCTAGGTTTCTCCTTCACTTGTAGCGTTTTAATCTGTCCTCGGAGAGAAGAAGTAAAACTTAATAGTCTATTCTGCAAACTTTGCGTGGCAAATTTATTGTATTTTCATCGATTGACCAAATTTTGTGGCATGATTTCCACGAAAAAATGAGAAAGAAGCAACGAAAAGGTGTTTTTTGAAGGCGTTGAAACCTTTTCGGGAGGAAAATTGTGGGATTTGTTCAACAAAACGTCTTACATTTCTGATGAAATATCCCATTATAATCCGCAAAACGAAAAGTTGCATCGAATTAAAACGAAGAGTTGCTTAGCTGAAAACGAAACGTCTCCTATAAAACTCCACCCCACACTAGCACTATAATGCCCCTCTGCTATTATTATAACGGCAGAGGGGTATTATTATAAACCAGTTGGAGAGGAACTTAGGATAACAGCAAAAAAAGGAGGGCTACCTACTAGGCAGTCCTCCTTTCTCGTTGGGTGGGGTTATCTATCGGGGTTGAGTATCTTGTCTAGGTATCCCAAATGGTCGATTACTTCCTCTATGAGGTAATCCCACACCGCCTCTGACTTATAGCGGAAGGCATTGCAGGGTTCTCCATCCTCGTCTTCGTAGTCGTGTTCGAAATCAGGCATAAACTCATCGGTATACTCCTCGAGGAAGCTGGCGTAGAAATCAGCTGCAGCGTAGAGGTCTGTAGCTCTGAGCACCTTAAGAACAAGGTCTACTTGGAGTTGGCGAGCAAAGGAGTACTGAGCGTCGCGGGTCACAAAAGTACGGTTGTAAACGGTAAGCATAATGCATTGAAAATTTGAATGTTAAACGTCTTTCCACTACTCTAGGGGCTTCCCCTTGGTGGCAGTGCAAAGATGCGTACTAATGGTGGGACACGCAAGTTCATTCGCGGAATAAATAAACTGAATAGCAACCACTTAGCTTAGTATAAGAGTTCTGCGCGCCATATTAAGAGATGTATGGAGAGTGAGGACGAGAATCCTGCCAAACTCTGAGGGCTAGGACACCTTTGCAAGCATGATATCAGTGTAGCCAGCAGTGTAGTTAAGCGCAACAACATGCTCGTGGCGGACGGCATCTACAAAGGGGTTACCCAGCGATGGATTACGTCCCAGCCAGTCACATAGCTCAAAAATCTGAGACTTGCTGCTCGTAAAGTAGACAAAGCGGTGACCATTGAGGAGTGTGAGCACATCTAGATAATCAGAGAGCGACCACGACATATTATAAGTAGTCGTATCAGTGGAGAGATACGGAGGGTCGAGCAAAAATATAGCGCGAGGATTATCCTTGTATCGCTCAAAGAGCTCGCGATAGTCGACTGACGCTATCTCTATGCCATCAAGATAGCCCTCAGCAGAGTAATCACTACGTCGCACGTTATTATAGAGCTGCTCGCGGACAAAGCCATCTAAGGAGGTCGCATACTTGGATGAGAAGAGGAGCGAGGACGAGAGCGTGATATAATCCACATATCCTTGTTTGTCGGCTTGTTGCAGTATGTCAAGGATAGTAAGGCGCGTCTCATCAGGGATGCGTGCGTGTCGAGCGACATTAGCCACAAGGGGGCGGATGCGTGCCAGCAGTGCGTTGGTTGTGGGGATAGCAGCAATGCGCTGGCGGTAGTTATCGTAGTCGTTGTAGACCACGGTAGCGTTGGGCTTAGCCACGCGCGTGGCATGAGAGAGGAGACCACTACCTCCAAAGAGGTCAACAAAGATAGCATCATCGGGTAGAGTGGCAAGCAGGTCGCGGTAGATGCGCACGAAGTTGCGCTTTTGACCTTGGAAAGGGAGAGGAGCTGCATTGTACTGTTGCATTGATTTGAGATTTAGAATAGGTGAATAATGGAGTTATATTGGCGTGCTAATGCCGTTTGTTTCTTGCTGGCTTTGCGAAATGAGGAGAAAATCGTATCTTTGCAATACTTCTCACAATTCTTCATGATAAAACCATTCGATTGGCACGACAAAGGATATCATCCCTCGGTCGTGTGCCAGTCGAATGGTTTTATCGTAAAAGAAGTGTGAGAAGCTTTTTTATGAACGACCGAGGGCTTTTTATTCTCCGTCGTTAAGATTGTGATGTATCTGTTTTGTGGGCTTGAGAATTATGCGTATATTCGCGGCATCTCAATATTATAACTATGAAGCAATTACTACTAATGTTACTGACTGCGCCACTGCTCATGGCATGTGGCAGCGATAGCCCCGAGGTGCCAAGCACTAAGGGCAAAATACTCCCCGACCAGCTAGTGCGCATTGAAGCAGCGAAAGGTGTTCGCACCAGAGCTGCTGAGGCTGAATATACCGAGGACGGTGAAAAGCTTTTGACCGCGCTAGAAGTCGTGAAGCAGGGAGAGGTTATGGCTGGTACATATTTTCATCAACCCGATACGTCGCTTATGTGGCAGCCTTCCTACTATCATTATGGCGAGCGAGGTTTTGGAGACAACATGCGTGACACCGTCTCGGCTACTCCAGCTTTGCTCATGTTCAGCGATGACATCCTTACCTCTAAAGGGTTATACCCTAATTTCTTGAAGGCGTATGATGTTTTAGTTTTGGGTAAAATCAAGGAAAACCCTCGCCGTGACGAATATGGATTCTGGGAAAGAGACACCATTGCCTACGTCCCCAACTCTGTGCTGCGAGAAGCCGAAAAGAAGATTTATAAAGCCTATGCCGACAGCAACTACACCGAGGTGTATCGCTTGTTCCATGAGGCTTACAAATTTAAGCCCATCACGAGTAAGCAATGGCAGCGTCTGAAAGCTGCTGGCAAGCTCTAACCCATACAAAATACTCCGTTGGTCGTCCCACGTTATCTTCATGATGCGTGGGGCGATTTTTCATGTATAGACCTTACTAGTTGCGCCCTATGATGGCGAAGGTAAAGGGAGTATTGGTTAGGTTGCAATTACGCTGCACGTCTCGGATAAAGCACCAAGCCGTGTCTATTGTCTGCATAGCCAATTGTCCTACTAGCAGATTACCATTACCGATGGGAGTGATGATGATGCTATAGTCTGTGTGACCTATGCTGTGCAGAATCAGATACTCTCCCGTTGAGCGACGATACACTTTTGTAGCGAGCCCCCACAGAGACGACGGTGTTCCATCTGCATCTACTTTTCCACTCGCAAGTAATCCAGGCATGTCGTGCTTACCTTTGATATGGAGCTTTCCCTCTTTGATGTAGGTGTATTGCTGAGCTGAGTGGAACGACATAATACCATCACTAGCAATGGCATTGAAGGGAGTGATAAGACCCTCCGTATATTCCGCAGTTCTAGTCCTAAAGATAGCTCTTTCATAGTTCATGTTCGCGCTATAAAAAGACAAATAGATGCGGTATTTTCCTACGGGCAAATTGACTAAATCGAAACTACCCTCGTAGCTATTAGAACCAGCCTCTGTAGAAACGTTGGATATCCAGAGGTATTTGGTATAGGGTTTAGCTCCTACTTTATATTCCAAAAAAACGGTAGCACCTACATACGCTATTGTAGAATTTATATCTTTATGTGCAGAAGCATCGCTGTGTTTGGGGATACCACTAACACTTAGCGTATACTCAATCTTACCAAGCCCATAAGGAGAGGTTACTTCGAATTCTCTTGAGTATTTATTTGATTCATTATCCAGTCTGTTTGGTGAGATGATTATCTTATGTTCAGCACGTTGCACTATAGCATTGATATCACAGCGAGGTTGACGTGTCAACTCTGTCAGCACAGTCCCATCATCTCCACGAGTGAAGAGTGACCCAGTTCCATCAAATTGTAGGTCTCCAATATGCCCACTACCATCAAAGTTGAGGGCAATAGCTTCTTTTTCGTCTGCCTTTCCAAAGTTTTTCACTCCTAGAGCGAGTGCAGGTCGTGGTGCATTCCCCACCTTGGTAGAGCGCAGACCATTCAAATAGGCTGTTACCTCTCCATTTGTTGCACCATTGAATGGGATATCTCTCATCTGCAACATCGAGCCAAAGAGCAAGCCCCCCTCGATGCCAGCGCGCTGTGCAAATACTTGTTTGAGATAAGCCATGTGCGCTTGCTCATAGGCAAGTTCAGAGAGCTTTTTCCACGCGCTGTCTACCTGCGGAGTGGTTGTCACCACGCGTCCATCCGTAAAAGTGACGCGCGAGCGCGTCCAGAGATATTGCCCTTGTTGCCACGTAGGTAGTGTTGTGCTCCATCCCGAGGAAGGAGCAGAGTTTTCTGAAGAACTCACAGCATATTCAGAGAGCACAGCAGACACCCCCACACCATCATCCCCTTTGAAGTCGGCTTGCGCGCGCAACCAAGGGGTAGCGACTCGACCCTCCTCGAGTTTTGGAGCTGCGAAATAGACCTTACCCGACATTCTTTGTGCAACTTGAAACCATGAACGCAGATAAGCATTTGCGCCTCCGCTCTTATCAGCAGTAAAAGTCACTGCATACCGTTTCCAACCATCGGGGAGTCCATTCTCTTCCACTTGTTTAGTTTCGACCAAAGGTTGGTGTACTCCAATAGGCCAAGTAATAAGCCAACCACTGTTTGCACCTTTAGCATAGACCGAAAATGTGTATGTTTTACCTGATATAAAAGAGAGATGTTGATATAGTTCGCCAAAAGACTCTGACTGTGGAGCAGCGAAAGCTGCCCACACATTTACCCCAGTGATGGGAGGAACAACGTTACTCTCAAAGTTGATAGAACCTCCATTGTTGGTGTTCTTGTTCCATGCACCTAACGTCAGAGGCAGGTGAGCATCGCGCAGCAGGTTGGGCTGTGGGGTGAGACCATCTTTGCCGTTCTGTCCATCGACAAGTTGGTGTATGGTAAGTCTTGATTTGGCGTGTCGCATATTGAGAGGGATTTAGAACTAGAAGTCTAAGAAGAACTCGAAAGTCGTTCCAGAACCACTAGCGGTGAGTAGGTGGTCATTTTTGATGCGGATGGTGCGGTTGGCTGTTGTTGCGGTCTGTCCCGAGGAGGATGAGTAGGTACGTTTGACCTCATTGCTCGAGATAGTCCACCCCACAAAGTCCGCTTGGGATGGAGACCAAGTGTTATCCTTGGCATCTGCAGCCGTGAGTCGGTAAAATCCTAAGGTCTTGCCCACGTAGAAGCCCTCCGCCATAGGTTTGTAGCCTTGCCGAACGATAAGCTCAATAGGCAATCCCATCGAATTACCGCGACTAAGATGCGTACCTTGCTTGGCATCGGGCAGAATATCATAGGGGTCAGTTGTGTCGAGTACACTCTGGATAGCCTCTGCCGTCTTGTTGTAGGTTGAGGAAGTGCTATCGGTGTCCTTGGCTATCAGCTTGACTGTGCCGATGTTAAGGATGGCATCAGAATTTACCGTGATGGTCTTGCTTGTCCAATTGGCAAAGAGATTGCCCGATGGCAACCCACTACCTGCTGGAGCTGTCGCAGCCGTAATGGGATAGAACTGACCATTAACCCCTTGGATGTGCCAATCGTATTGTACGTTGGTGGTGTCCTCTGCCCCTCCACGGAGCATCCGTCCCTCGAAGCGTAGCTGCTTGCTAGCACCGCCTTCGGTGACAAAGATATTGCCATCAAGAGGGAGTATCATAGCCATAATCATGGTGCCTGCATTTTCCACTTGCGACAGAGTGATCTCTGCTTGCAATTGGGTGCTCAGTCCCGTCGTTGGGTCGGTGTGTGCATACTCGCAGGTGACACGCGTGGTGGCAGTCGTCATATTTTGCCCAATGGTCAGCGCGTAGGGCGCAGTCGTAGCGATAGTCATGCCGTTTTGTCCACTTGTCACGCGTGAGCCATTGACATACCACGTGCAAGCTCCCTTGACTTGATTGCCCGATAGTCCAGGGATGCCAATATGGGGAGTAATCACCTGTGCAGTCTTAGTGTAGTCAGGGAGGAAGGACACGGGGTCTTTGCTTTTGACTTGGGTGCTGCCTTGGGAGGTGGATAGGGTAAATGATACGGTTGTGCCATCGACGAGCTGATGAAACGTGAGGCGCGATTTTGCTTGTACTGCCATAGTGATAGGGATTATAGGGATTGTTTGTGAGTTGATTCGGTTTCCCCGTTGGGGGTATATAGGGTGCAAATGAGCGTCGTTTGTCCTGCAAGATCATTGGTGGTGATTTCTATCTCTCGCGCGAGGTGAGCGTGCTGGAGAGCCCAGTAGTTATCGTCTCCCTCACTCTCGCGTGTCCACTTGATGCGTGAGGGATGGACAGTGTCGGTGATGTCTACATTGTCTTCCTCGAGGACAGCGCGAAATGTCCCAACATAGCCTTGTCCAGCGCGATAAAATTGGCTACCACGCACGCAGTCTATGTAGAAACGCTGCACGGGCTTACCTGCAAATCGTACGGCATCGCTCCACGCTCCATGCTCACCCTTGCGTTGGCGAAGGTATTGGTCACCATCTTGAGCAGGCGCGTGCCAATCGGTCTTGCCGTCCTTGCTGTACTCTAGGTAGAGCCTACTGTCAGCAATCTTGCCATCTAGGTCATGTACCACATCGCTAAAGTCGCGCAGCTTGCCGTCTATCACCACCTTGCCCGTGAGGTAGACATTATCGGCAAATAGTCCGACCCCTGATATCTCACTGGGGTAGCCCAGCTCATGGAGGTTGTCTAGTTCTCCCTGCTGCATCGCCACGTGGCTCGCAAGGATGTCCCACTGATTGACCCCACGCAAGTAGCGTGTGTAGGTGCGCGTGTGGATGGCAAAGTGCTGACGCTCTGGGCGAGACACAGACCCACGGCTGGCGAAGGTCATGTGAGGTTGAGGGTGGAAGGTGGTGTTGGGGCGCAGCGAGTAGGTAAACCACTTGCGCTCGCTGTCCACTGTCTCCACCTTGAAATACGTGGTGGCGAAGCCTGCAAAGGTGAGGTTGAGCCGTCCATCGTCTGAGTCCTTGGTTGCGCCCCCTTGGGCTGTGGTGGCGTGGAAGATGCCTGTGAGCAGGTCGCCCACCTCCACTGTGGCGAGTTCGCCCTCTTGGAGCTTGAGATAGACCTTGCCCACCTCATCGGTGAGTCGCTCCACGCGCTCAATGATGCCAGCAGCTGGCGACTGCAGCTCGTAGCCTATGTGGACGTTGGTGCGATTGTAGCGCAGCTCGGGGACGTCTAGATGCTCATCGATGGCGAGGTCGCGCAAGTGCGCGCGTCCCTCAGCATCGACGTAGTAGGTAGGCAAAGCTCCAAACACTGCCCCCTCTTGCAGGTGGGCTTTGCCTTTTGCGGTCAATCCCTTATCATAGGTGATATGACCTTTTGCGGTGTCGTCTTGTATCTTGGAGAGGTAGTTGTCAAACTTGCTCCATATAGGAGAGGACTTATCTACATCCCTTGCCACATCTGCCCATCCTGCTCTAATCTTATGGGGCTGGCTGGATGAGTTAGACCCTTGCCCCTCCGCCCCCTCGTTGGGCTTGTCGCTGGTCGGGGCAGCAGCTAAGTAGAGGTAACCATCGTTGTCGGTCGAAAAGCGTTGTAATAGCGATAGATTGTTGTGCTTATGCCACTCTAATGGTGTGCCACTGCCGTCTGTCTGACCTGCGGAGTTGCCCATCGAGGTGGCATGCCCTCCTCGCGCGCCTTGAGTGGCACGTGGAGTGAGGTGCTGGGTGAGGGTATAGGAGTTAGACATTAGACGTTAGAGATTAGACGTTAGAGGGTCGGAAGCTCTCGGGGCTAAGCTCCACGAAGGTAGCTTCTTGTGTGTCTTCTATGAGATTGGCTGTAAGCCCAGTGGCGATGAACACACGGTCGCCTTGGCAGGCTTCGGTGAAGAGAGAAAGTGGATGTTGAGCGAGGGCACACACTCCAGAGAGTTTCACGTGTCGCGTGGAGAATTGTGAGAAGATGGTGTTGAGCAATAGTCGCTCGGGCGAGCCTTTGTCGCCTGCGCGCATGAGAGTGTGGAGTGCGCCAAACTGCGAGCGACGTCCTTCGGGACGACTATAATAATAGAGCAATCCACGTGCGGAGGGTGCAGTCTCAGGATGCGTGCCACAAGCCAAATCTAGGCTCATGTGCTCACGCGCATCGGGATTGACCACTGCACGGTGCTGCACATCATCTAGCTCTGCAGCTGCAAAGTTGCCATAGCAGCGCGCTATCTCGAGCTTGGGGGCTTTGTAGAGCATCCAGCGGACTTTATCTCGCAAGCTAGAATGATCATAAGCATACCTAGTTCCCAATGCGCCATAGTCGTAAAAAGCGATGCCCTCGTAGACCACCACCTCTATATAGCCTCCAATGGGGGGATAGGGGATGGGCTGCCCCACGCCAAAGCTCTCGAGGATGTCGTAGGCATGGTTATTGTTGTTGTCGGCTAGGGGCAAGAAGGTGCGCTCTGGTCTGTCGGGACGCCCGATGCAGGGGCGATTGCTAGCCCAGCCCGAGAGTGCGGTGTTCTCCACGGGGTCTTTCGGGTCGTAGTAGGCTAGCCATGCATCGTCCAGGTCTCCTTTTCCCTCTTCCCACGTCCCTCCTAAGCCTAGGGAGGAGATAATGCCTGCCGAATTCGCTATACCGCGGTTGGTGTAGTGCATCAGCGCGTTGCCCTGCGCATCATAGAGATTGACAGCGATGGGCAAATACGTCCATCCTGCGCGCACCTTAAAGTATTGGTAGTCATTGCGCTCCGTTTCGTTGACGGGCGAGGCTTCGCGGAAGGGATTATAGCGCACATCGACCAAGATGGGCAGTGTGAGCCGAAGCATGTAGTCGGACGAGGAGCAGGGAGGCACATAGACGCGGTGGGAGCGCATCACCTCGGCAAAAGAGGGTGCTACCACACTGTTGAGCACTCGGAGTGGGCTGGTGTCTGCATTGGCTGCTGCCGTGGCGAAGACCGACCCTTCTGACCACGTGGTGTCTTTGAGTCTCGGATTGGCTATGCTCCATGCCACGCCCGTGTCTTTGCTGCCACCGCTCAAGGGCAGGAGCGAGAAGTATGTTGCGGAGTCCTTCACAAATGCCAAGCCCTTGCCTGCTCCGAGGAAGAGGGCAAAATCATGGATGGGAGGCGCATTGCGTGCATAGCGCAGGGGTTTGAAGTAGTTGCGAGCAGTGTCGATGTTGCCGATGCTTGCAGGGTCGGTGTAGGTGACTTCTCCAGTGAGCAGCGTGTTCTCCACGTTGGGGCTGAAGGTGAGGGTGCAGTCGTTGACCACCTTGTCCACGCTGAGCGTTTGGCTGCTGCCCATCCAGTGTATTTTTTCGCGCTGCGCGGTGGTGTAGAGTCCGTGCAGGTCGTAGAGATAGAGCCTTCCGCCACGGCTCACAAGGCGCAGGGCAAGAGGCTGGAGCATGTCGGTGAGCACTTGCTTGAGGGAGGCATAGGTGCCAGTGTCGTCGCGCCAGTTGTCGGCACTCACGGCTATGGTGTCTATCTCCATCGGCTCTCCTTGCTGACCTTGGAGTGAGAGCATGGAGGTGTCGAGTGTGAGCCGTTCGAGTGCAGCGCATTGCTGTGCGGTGGTGAGGACGTCTTTGAGGGTGACGATGCCACGCAGGGGCATCGGGATGCGGTCGAGGACACCAAAGTCGGAGAAGGTGAGTGAGACCACATAGGAGTCGCGCATCTCATAAGGCTCCTCGTAGAATTCGGCATCGAGCGTGCCTGCCCAATAGAGCTGTCCTTCTCTGTAGATGTGTGTTCCCACGCTTCCAGCTTTGATGGTGTAGAGGTTTTGATAGGTGCCATCGTCTGGTGAAATCACTCTGATGGTGGCAGTGCTGGGACACAGAGGCTCCTCCTTTGACACCTCCCCCCACTCTATCACCACACTCTCACCAACATCAAAACTTAATATGCCAACTTTGTTGGGAGCGTCGTCTATCTCTTTCCATATCTCGGCACTCCACACGACGTTGGACTGCGACACAAATTCTCCTTGGTAAATAATATGCTTGGACATGGGAAGGGGATAATATTATGTTGTTAAAAATTTCGTTGACTACGATGTTGCTCGTTTTTGAGGATGCCCACGAGGTTGCGCCCTTTGATTTCAAACTCCACGCGTCCTCCCATGCTTCCTGCTCTGTTGTCAATGTCAAGCAAGCTACGGAGTTTGTTGAGGGGGGCAACGACCTCGGGGTTAGTGCTCGCGCCTGCATACTCACCAAAGAGACCGAGGGTCGGTCCGTAGGCGATACCACCATTGGCAAACTTAGGGACTGAGTTTTTGGCACTCACCACTGAAGCGAGCAACGCACCTACCATTGCAGCACCGATAGCCACACCTACAAAAGGCATCCAAGCATGAGCCTTGAGCGTCTTGGCAGCTGCTGCCGTAGTGTCGGCTGCGGCTTCCGTACCTGATGCGGTGGCTGCAGTGAGCGATGCAGTCGCTCCAGCTGTAGATGCAGATGCAGCAGTGGTGCTAGCCACAGCATGTCCTTCCTTGGCAATCGTTCCAGCCGTGGTAGCTGCTGTCTGAGCTGTAGTAAGTGTAGTAATGAGTTGCGTGATGGTGGCTACATTTTGGAAGATACTTATTACGCCATCGACAACAGCAGTGAGCTTTTTCCAAGCATTATCATTGCCTTCGATAGCCGTTGTAATGTTATCAATACCACTAGCCACGCTCTTAACACTTCCCCAACCCGATACGAATTGTTTACCTAGACTCTCGCCAACCTTCCCCACGTCCTTGATAACCTTTGCCTTATTTTCCCACAATTGTATCTCGCGGTTGATTTTTGCAGCTTCTTCAAGAGAGGCGGTTTGAAGTTTTGATGAGAGGATATCAATATTGCTATTAATATCTTTGAGTGTGGAAGCAGCACCATTAAAGACGGCTTCTTGACCAGCATTGCGGATAGCTCTGCCTAGATCATCCCACTTTTTGATTTGGCGGTTGATATCAGCAGCTTGTTCTAAGGTCGCTGTTTTGAGCTGTTCGGTGAGGATATCGATATTCGCATTAATTTGGTCAAGTGTCTTAGCCTCTTCGTTGATGGTAGTTTTCGTAACGAGACCAGCATTCTTGATAGCATCCTCTTTGTCACGCCAAAGTTTAATCTGCTTATTGATGACAGCAGCTTCTTCTAAATTGGCTGTTTGAAGTTGCTCAGTAAGGATATCTATATTTGTAGAAATGTCTTTGAGCGTAGATGCATCCGACTTTATGCTCTTTTGTTGACTACTAGCACCGATTTTATTGAGTCTATCTAATTCCGCTTCGTATTTCGTAATTTCTTCGCGTAAAGCCTTGATGGATTCCTCGCTGGTGGCTTCACGCAGAGCATTACGAGCTTTCTCAATTTTCTCCTCTGTCTTAGCAATAAGACCTACAGATGGTTTATTGCTGGTATTAGTATTAGCATGACCACCACGCCCACTATGTCCCCCTATTGCATTTCTGGGAGGATTTGTCTTTGGAGGTTGAAATTTTTCTGTATTGGCATTCTTGCCACCTCCCCTATCTTTCGTCTTGGTCTCGACTGTTATGGTCTTTGTATCGTCTAGTCCCAAGAATTTCTTGAGCCATTCCCAAGCTATCTTAATTTTCTCAATCACCCAGTTGAAGGCCTTGACAAGGGCATCCTTAATGATACCAGCCAATTTCTTTACCACGCCCCAAACCTTGTCACAAATAGCACGGAAGGTATCGCTCTTTTTGTAAGCCAACACAACAATAGCAACGAGAGCAGCAATAGCCATAATAACAATCCCAACAGGGTTTGCAGATAGGGCTACGTTGAGAGCCCATTGAGCAACTGTCCATGTTTTACTAGCAAGTGCCACGGCTTTTTGTGCCACAGCACTAGCTATAATTGCAGCCGTGAGTTGTATGCTAACTGCACGAGAAGCTATGGACGCAAGGGTAGAGCGTACCGTAGCTGCAGCAAAAGCTATCCACGCTTTAATGTCAGCCCATTTTGCAGCGGAAAATGCCCATACAGCTTTAGAGGCTATAGTTATACCTTGTCCGAATAACACCAAACCAGAAGTTGCTTGACCTGCTAATGCAATGTAAGTGACGTAGGGTTGAGCAGCAGATGCAATAGCCCCTATCCACGAAAACATTGAAGATAGTTGGTTTTGTAGCATCTGTGTAACCGCTTCTCCCGACCCCGACATACTTTCAAAAGCAGCGTCTATCGTCCCACCTGAATCCGCCATCGCAGACACGTTGTTGCGATACGTATCTGCTAGCTCACCATTAAGGGGAATAAGCGCACGGAGTGCTTCCGCAGAGCCAAAGAGTTTGCCGTAGATTTCTTGGGCTATCATGCCGTTGGCAGCGGCATAAGCCTTGACCGTGCCATCGAGGTTGGTCAAAAAGCTCTGAAAGCCCCCTGCTGCCTTGATGGCTGCAGCATCAAACTGAATGCCCATGGCTTGTGCCATCTCGGCAGCCTCGGAGCTAGGCTTGACGAGAGCCGTGAAGATGGCAGCCATCTGCGTGCTCACCTCGTTGGTGTTGCCCGACACGCCAGTGAGGGTGGCAAAGCTCGCCATGAGCTCATCGACAGTGACCCCCAGCGTGGCAGCATTACCCGTGACGCGTGGGAGAGCTTGGGCAAGCTGCTCAAAGGAGGTGACACCATTTTTGGCAGTGGTCTGTATCTTGTCTTGCAGGGCTGCAGCTTCGCTCCACTCCAAGCCATAGTTTTTGATGAGGGTGGAGGTGACGGTGACCGTCTGCCCGAGGTCGGCAATGCCCCCGACGGCAGACTTCGACGACTGCTCCAAGAAGGCAATCCAGTTGTCTTTGGGCACACCATTGGAGATGACCTGATAGAGCCCCGATGCCAGCTCCTCCTTGGCAAGGGGGATGGTGTTGGCGAGCTCTTCCACTTGCCCCGTGAGCAGTGAAAGCCCCTCTTTGCTCTCTCCAGCCATGGTGTTGACAGCGCGCATGCCCTTGTCGAAGGCGTTGAAGTCTTGGGCAATGCCCGAGATGACATCTTGCAGACGCCCCACGACCTCGATGGAGGAGTTGAGGGCGAGGGCAAAGCTGCCCATGTTGGAGAGAGAGGAGGTGGCTCTTTGCGCCACATCGGGTATGTCCCCGATGGCTTTGCGCAGCTCCTCGGTGCTAGCCGTGACAGAGTGGAGGACCTTTTGCCCGTTGCTCTCTATCTCGACGCGAAATTTCACGGTTTTGTCCATGGGGATGGTAGAGGTTAGACGTTAGAGATTAGACGTTAGAGATTAGACGTTAGACATTGTCGGACATCCCATATCGCTCAAGGGCAGCTTCGTAGCGTGCTTTGCGCTCTTGTGGCGAGAGTTGGGGCTCGCTGGGGAGCTGCTCCTTGTCCCAAGGCAGGGGGAGAACCTCTGTAGGGGTGAGCGATTGGGTGGAGTGTGGCTGGAGCGTGCAGAGAGCGAGGATGCGTGTTTGCTCCCACGAGGTGCGCTGCTGCTGTTGTTGGTGTTGCGTCCACGCGGTGTGTGCAGCGTGAAACTCCGTGGGTGTGCATCCCTCAAAATCGGAGCGCGCCATGCCCATGGCTCCAAGTGCAATGCCTAGCAGTTGGTCTATGTCTAGGTTTCGGGTGTCTCGGTTTGAGGTGTCTCGGTTTGAGGTGTCTCGGTTTGAGGTGTCTCGGTTTTGGGGGTCTCTTTTTTTTCGCTGTCGGTTGCCGTGCTAGCCATGTCGGCGTAGAAGTTTTGCATGTCGCTGGGAGCGAGGAGGTCGGCAAACGTCAGGAAGTCGATGTTGCACTCCACTTTGTCGGCATTGCAGGCAGAGAGTAGGCAGCAGTGGAGGAAGAGGAGGTTGTCGGCAGTGTCTGTGGCATCGAGCTGTGAGGCGTCGCGCCCTGTTTCGCGTTTGAAGCGCACAAACGCGCCCATGGTGACACGGCAAGGATAGGTCTTGCCATCAAGAGTGAGAGTATTCATATAGCTTTTAGAGATTAGATGTTAGACGTTAGAGAGATGAGACGTTATGCTGAATGGGTGTCGGAGGATTCATGTGTGGATGCAGCTGTGGATGCAAGTGTGGATGCAGGTGTGGATGCAGCACTGGCTACTGTTGCTGTGCGCTCTTGTTTGGCAGCGAGGGTCTCAGGTGCTACGGCTCCAGAGTTTTCGAATGTGAGGGAGTATTTGGCGTCATCTCCAGCAGGTGCATCGAGGTCGAGAGAGGTGATGATGTAAGTGCCAGAGTAGGCAGCGGTTTCTCCCACGAAGCAGTAGGTGAGCTTGACGGGCGTGCCTTCCAGCATGAGTTTCTTGAGGTCGGCATAGGGCGTGCGAGAGCCTGTCACTTCAAATCCCTCAGTGGTGATTTGCTCGGAGACAGATTTGACGTATTTTTCTTTGAATCGTCCCTCGCCACGCTCCTTGGTGACGCGCTCGCCCGTCTCGGTCGAGTTGGAGATTTTGCACGTGGCGGAGTAGCCCATGGGCTTGCCATTGAGCGAGAGGATGAGGTCAGTGCCTAGTTTGTAGTCAGACATGGTTGTAGGGTTTAGACGTTAGAGTTTTGTCGTTAGAGCCAGCTAAGTAGACGGCTGCGGATGGCGATGTAGAGCAGCACTGCCACAAGTGCGATGCCAAGCACGAGGGCTACCCACCAGCTGCTGGAGGTGCGTTTGACCTCTTGGTGATAGCTCTGTAGGGTCTGCTCTGCCAGCAGGGCATTTCGCGCTGCGGTGCGCTGATAGGAGTTGCTGCGCTGCTGATAGTAGGTGACAAGCTGTTGGAGGCTATCGCACGAGGCATCGAGATAGAGCGTGTCGTGGAGGGTGCGGATGGTGACTTGGGCGCGCCCCTTGCGCTGTGTGTAGCTAGCCCCTTGGGGGAGGTCACGGAGGTTGGTCAGCGGAATCGTCATCGAGAGACTGTCCGCACTCACTCCCTCTCGCCTCACTATGGTCGTCTGTAGGACAGAGTTTGCGGTGCGCAGGCTGTCCGCGTGCTGTGCCACCACTCGGGTGGACGAGCTGGAAGTCGCTGTCACGCGCCTTGAGCTGCTGCAACTCGCTGCGCAGAGGACAAGTGCCGTAATAGCGACACTCCGTAGCGCGACGAATGGTAGCTTCAAGACGGAGGATGGCGTCGTGGAGTTGGGAGTTATCATGCTGTAGGTTGATGAGTGTGCCTTGCACGTCCTCATACATAGCCTTGTAGGTGTCGTGCACCTCTTTGGCAGTTCGTGCTTGGCGCAGAGTTTTGCTGGTGAGCCACACAATGACCGCTCCCACACTGCCAGTGGGCAAGAGCCATTGTAGAAGCGTGATGAGGGAGTCGATCATTGGTTGCTATACATTAGAGATTAGACGTCTAGAGTATTACCTTGAGCCACGCGCTCACGTCGAAGCTGGGGCAAGCCTTTGCTCGATTGAGGTCGCGATGCCCCACGATGCGCACCTTGGGGTGGCGTTTGTGAAACTCGCGGATGTAGCGTGCCATCTCGGAGCGTTGTAGGGCAGTGCGTGTGTCTTTGGGTGTTTTGCCGTCTTTGGCAAGTCCACCCACGTAGACAATGTGGCGTGACACGGAGTTGAAGCCTGCTGCACCATTGGTCAGCTCCCAAGGGTCGACGTTGGCATCCTCATTGTTGTCAACGAGTCGCTCTACGCTGCCATCGAGATGAAACATGTCGGTGTAGCCCACTTGTTTCCAGCCACGCCCACCCTTACTCACGGGGTCGGTGTGCCAATGGCGTAGCTCGGCAGCACTCACCTCCCTCCCCTCGGGAGTGGCGGTGCAGTGGATAACGAGATATTTGAGTTCAGCCATAGCGCATTAGGGTTTGTGTGCACTCATAATCACTGCTCCAGCGTCTTGCTTCTTGGGCATGGCGAGGAAGTAGTGGCGGAAGTTGATGAGATTGCGTTGATGTTGTGGGTCTGTCCCAGCCTCGGAGTAATACATCTTGGTAGAGCCCGTGCATTTGAACACGCGCTGCTCAAAGAAGGCAAAAGAGCACTGGTACTCTCCTGTTTCGGCAGTCGCACCTACAGGCTTTTTTTCACCAGTTTGGGAGTAGATGGGGTTGGCATCAAACTCATAGAAGTCAAAACCATATTGACGTCCAATTTTAGCATCAGTGCGGTCTATATTGTACTGCTCCTTGAAGCGTTGGTCGGTCTCAAACAAGTCGTTGACGTGGTCGGAGCAAAGCACTAGGCGACGACCTACTTTGGGTACACCCAACTTGTCAAGTGCACGCTTAAGATTGATAACGTCTGCCATGACCATCTTGACACGACCTGTCTCTGGGTCTTTTTCGCCAGTGGTCTTAAGCACTGGAGTTTGTGGTGTCTGCTTTTGGGCGCAGAAGGAGTGCGCAGCCTTGACGAACTTGGAATTGCTGATAGCAGTAGCGTGAGACTCTTTGACACGCGCCATCTTATCATACGAACTTGCGTACATCTCATCGTCGGTAACGGGAGTAGCCTTGGTTTGGAACTTGTCGAGCTTGAGCGCGATATCTCCGTCTTTAAGCTCTTGCACCTCGATGGGATAGGATGTGTTGTTAATGAGCACATCGGGGTCGACACCGACATCTACAAGGTGGATGACATCATTTTCGGCTAAGCTAGAGGCATCGGGGATGCCATCCAGCCAAGTGGCTCCCTCTAATCGACGGAGTTGCTTCACCAGCTCGCCCGTCCAGATTTCTTTCAAGACCCCAGCACGGAGGATGGGATACTTGCTAGCAGGGAGATAGATGGAGAGCAATACGCTTCCCACAATGGCAAGGATAGCTCCCCAAATAGGAGGGATGCCCAAGAGGAAGGCAAGGGTGGCTCCCGATAGAGTGTTGAGCAAGAGAGCCGTGACAGCGTGTAGGATTATTTTCTGCATAATTTTGTGGTTTTGAGGTTAGCAATTAGAGTTCACAGTCAATACCGTACTCTGCCTTATAGAGTTGCTTGTAGCGGTCGGGGTCGCTATCACGCAGCTGCATGAGTTCCTCGCTAGGCACATCACTGAGCTTGGCATAGGTCTTGGGCTGGACAGCCTGACCAAAGGAGTTGAGTGTGGCAGAGAGTTTTTCGCGTGGTGACATAGATTGAAAGGTGGTACGGAGATTGTCTGCACCGACAGACTTGCCAAGTTGGAGGAAGTGGTCGCGCATCTTCAGCTCGATTTTCTTCTCAGCGACTGCGCCATCAACGAGGGCTTCGACCTCACGCTGAATGACCGCTTCTTTCTCGGCACGGAGGGTTTCGACTTCTGTGCTGGTGGCTTTGATTTCATCGATTTTGGCATAGATAGCCGTTTCGTCTGCCCCTTCGGGCAAGCCCAACTTGAGGGCTAATACTTTGGTGTCCATTTCGGTAGGATAGGTTGATTGAGGTTGGTTAGATTGATTATATAGTGACGGCAGGGGGCATGCTCCGCCTGCCGAGAGGTTGAGTTGCTGTCCTTGATAGTTGAGACGGATGGCATCATCGTTAGCACCGATGTCTACCACACTCACCTCAGTGAGCTTGCTCTTGGTGATGGTAGCCATGGTCTGACCCTCCACTGCAAGATTGGGGTCATTGCTCCACTCTAAGATGTCAATGCCAACACTCACCATGCGCAGAGAGCCAAACTCCCATTGCTTTTTGCAGCGTTGGCTAAGCTCGGAGGCTTCATCGAAATTGAGTAGCCCCGTAATCTCACCATGCTCTTTTTGGATGTCGGTGAGTGTACCGATGACTTGACCACGCTGGTGCATCCAGAGCAACACGGGGTTGCGATTATATTGCTCGATGTCCAAGCCATCGGTCAAGACTCTCGTGCCGTAAGAGTTGAGAGAGTCATTGGTCAGTCGGACTCGGTTAGAGGTATTATTTTTGCCCATTGTCTTTTGGTTGATTTGATGATTATGCCCTTTGAGAGCGGGATTTCTAGTGCAATATTACTGCGTTATTTCGACCCTCAAAAATTAAGTTTGCAACCCTTGCACAGATATATGCAACGGTTGCAAACCTTTTTTTCACACCCCACAAAAAAGGGGCAACTTTGCACTATAATCCATCATTTACAGCGCATGAAAAAAACAGAAAACGAAAAAAAGAAATCGCTTGCTCGCTCGCTATATCTCTCGGGGATGGAGCAAGCAGAGATAGCGGACAAGATAGGGGTGACACGCGTGACCATCTCTCGCTGGTGCTCAGCTGAGGGGTGGAAGGAGCAGCGTGCAGCCAAAAATATCACCCGACCCGAACTCGTCAATAAGCTCCTGCTTACCATCGACAAACTAATCGAACAAGTACATGAGAGTGACGACCCAACCCTCATCTCTGGACTGGGCGATAAGCTCGCCAAACTAGCCTCCGTCATAGACAAACTAGACAAGAAGGCAAATGTGGTAGATACCATTGAGTCCTTCATGGCTTTCTCAAAGTGGCTAGAATACCGCTCACAGACAGACAAAAACCTTACACCTGAGCTGCTCAAACTCTTCAATACCTACCAAGACAAGTATATCGTGGAGATGATGTCGCAGTAGACCAACATTATAAGCACACTCGAACCCTATTATAATCCCCTTATGACACAAGCCGAACGTAAGAAAGCCCTTGAAGAATGGAAGGAGCATTGTAAGCGCGTACAGTCCCTAACAGCAGTAGCCAGTACGCAGGAAACAGCAGTCGAAAAAGACAAGCGTATCGCGCGCCTGCAGAAGGACTATGCAGCCTTTTGCGAGTACTACTTTCCTCACTTTTTGACCCTGCGCGACAAGACCACAGGGGAGGTGCTGCGCACCATCCACAACGCACCTTTCCACAATGCAGCTGCGAAAAAGGTAAAAGAAACACCCAACCTTAAGGCGGTCTTCAAATGGCCTCGCGGTCACGCCAAAAGCACCCACTTTGACATTTTTGTGCCTATTTGGATGATGATACAACCTCAACCCCTTATACATGTAATGGTGGTTGTCGGTAAGAGTGAGGATGCTGCTAAGACGTTGTTAGGCGACTTGCAAGCAGAGCTAGAGTATAACCAGCGGTTGATTGCTGACTTCGGTCAATTCAAAAATGTTGGCTCATGGGAGGATGGTCAATTTGTGACCCAAGGGGATATTGCCTTTTTTGCACGTGGTCGCGGACAATCTCCACGTGGTCTACGTTATAAGGAGTCGCGCCCCGATTACATCGTGATTGATGACTTAGACGATGACGAGCTCTGCAAAAATCCACGACGTGTGCGTGAGCTAACCGATTGGGTCAAGGAGGCATTGTTTGGCTCACTCGACGTGGGTCGTGGTCGTTTTATCATGGTCGGCAACTTAATTTCAAAAACTTCTGTACTTGCCAATATAGCAGCCACTAAGAGTGTCCATGTTTCTGAGATTAAGGCAGTCGATAGAGACGGTAACCCCGTGTGGGCAGAGAAATGGACAAAGGAGGAAGCTGCGGAATATGCAGCCTTTGCAGGATATCGCTCATGGCAAAAGGAGATGATGCACAATCCAATCATGGAGGGGAGCATCTTCAAACAAGAGTGGATACAATTCAAGAAACTCCCCAAACTCGAAAAGTACGATGCGCTTGTGTGCTACACCGACCCCTCATTCAAGTCACGTGGTAACGACTTCAAAGCATCCCGCTTTTGGGGCAAGATTGGCAACGAGCTGCACCTTATCAACTGCTGGGTGCGCCAAGATAGTGTCAATGCCATGGTGCGCTGGCTCTACGACCTCTACGAGAGTTTGCCTGAGGGCGTGGCAGTGCAGTTCTTGATGGAGGCTAACTTCATGCAGGACATCATACTAGACGAGTTTGTGGCTGAGGGTGAAGTGCGTGGCTATCAACTCCCCATCATGGGTGATTACCGCAAGAAGCCCGACAAAATACAGCGCATTGAAGCTGTATCTCCACTGTGGGAGCGTGGTTTTGTGTGGTACAACGAGGCTTTGCGCGACAACATCGACATGCAGACGGGCATAGACCAGACGCTCGCTCTGGAGCGCGGTAGCTCTGCCCACGATGATGCGCCCGATGCTGACGAGGCGGCTATTTGGAAGCTCCAAAAGCACACCCGACAACAGCGGTATGAGCCTAAGATGGGGATGCGCCCATCGGCAAAAAACAAAGTATGGTAACTCTAATATAAGACGATATGTTTGTCAATCAAGAAGATTATAAGGTGGTCATTGGCGAAGCTGCTCTAGGCGTACTCTCACGCATTGATGCTGCTAACATCGCTAATGCGGAAGCCGAAGCCAAAGAAGAGATATGCTCTTATCTCCGACCCAAATACGACTGCGAGGCTATCTATGCAGCAGAGGGGGAGGCGCGCAATCGACTCATCGTGATGTACACGGTGGACGTTGCACTCTACCACCTATCCGCCTCTACACAACAGCGCATGGGAGCGGAGGTACGTAAGGAGAGATATGAGCGCGCCATTAAGTGGCTAGAGGGAGTAGCAAGGGGCTTTATTATCCCCGACCTCCCTTTGGCTGGTAGTGGTAGCAACGGAGTAGATAATAGCCCATCGAGCTTCTCGTATGGTTGCGAAAAGAAACAACATTATAGCTGGTAATTATGAGCTTAGTATCCAAATTTAAGGGCTGGTTTGCCCCACAAGAAGATAATGTATTACACACTGCTTATGGCACTTACAACCTCGCCAAGAGCAGTGACCGTGCTGCGCTAAAGCGCACCGTAGTGGAGATGCAACGACAGACCGATGCACTCACACGCAAGGACTTGCAAGATTGGCGGTCGGCTTGGCAGATGGCTATCAATGTGGATAACCCTAATCGTGCACGACTCTACGACTTATATCGAGATGTAGATGTAGACTTGCACCTATCGGGCTGTGTAGGACAGCGCACAGGATTTGTCCTCGCGCGCTCCTTCAAACTCGAAAAGGCAGACGGCACGGCTGATGAGGAGGCTGTAAAGTTATTTGATGCCCCTTGGTTTAAGCAATTTATCACGCAAGCCTTGAGTAACATCTATTGGGGATATACTCTCATTGAGTTGGGAGATGTCATCGTTAATGAGGACGGCAAGCGGATGTACACAGAGACCAAAATTATACCTCGTAAGCACGTGCTGCCTGAGTTTGGCGTAGTGGTGCGCCAAGTGGGCGAGGACGCTAAGACTGGGGTTGATTACCGCGCGGACAACCTTCGCGATTGGTACATAGAAGTTGGTAGTGCTGATGACCTTGGACTCTATCTCAAGGCTGCCACACAGACTATTCCGAAAAAAAATGCCCTCGGCTTTTGGGACACCTTTAGCGAGATTTTTGGTATGCCCATGCGCATTGCAAAAACCACCACGCGTGACGACAAGGAGCGTGCCAAGATGGAAAAAATGATGGAGAGCATGGGTGCTGCCTTGTGGGCGGTGGTGCAAGAGGGTACAGAGATTGAGGTCGTGGAAAATAGCCGTGGCGATGCTTACAACGTCTATGACCGACGTATCGACCGCGCCAACTCTGAGCTATCTAAGCTCATCCTACAACAGACCATGACCATCGAGGACGGTAGCTCCCTCTCTCAGTCCCAGACTCACCTTGAGGTGTTCAAAAATCTCATTGAGCAGGACTGTGACATGTTGCGCGATATTATCAACAATCGTCTCTTGCCACGCATGGTGCTGCATGGTTTCCCCGTGCAGGGTTTGTCCTTTGAGTGGGACTACTCTGTGGACTACACGCCTGAGCAGCAAGTGGCATTCGAGCAAATGGTGCTTAATAACTATGAGGTGGATGGTGCTTACTTTGCAGAGAAATACGGTATGCCCGTAGGTGAGCGTTTGAGTAACAGCATCATGCCTTTGGATGGTGGTGACGATGACGGCACGGATGACAAGAGTAAGGATAAGGATAAAGATGCCGACAAGGACAAAAAGGCGAAGAATCAGAAGTTGATGCAAGACTATTTTGCGCGCTTGAGCAAAGAGATGGAGCGCAAATCTGCCGACAAGATAGATGCACGACGTCTTTGGCTAGAGACGCTTCAAGCACAAACCAACACTCATAAGCCTTTTTTCGACTAAGCCCCTCTGACTATGAGGGGCTGCATGCTCGGTATCGCGCGCTGCTCACCTGCGACCACGGAGAGGGATGTAGCTGTGGCTGCACTCACATCGAGATGG